TTGTTATTTTCAAGCAAGCCTATAATATGCTGGTTAAGGCACTCTAATACATTGCTTTCACTGATTAAAAGTGAAGCGTCTTTGAATAAATTAGCCGCTTGTTTTGCAGCTTCCGGGCTGGCTGCTAATTTTTCTGATCCATTCTTTAATACAAAACCATAGGCGGCGTCTACCGTCGCTTCTGTGTATCGCTTATGTTCAGCTATAGCGTTTTTTGTTGTTTCAAACTGCTTTTGCTGCTCAACGGTGATTTTTACATAATACGGCTTTAATTCTTTTTTGGGCTTTAAATTTAGTGATTCTTCTGAAACTGTTGAATTTTTTTCTTTTAACGGTTTAATTTTGTCTGACATTTCGGCACTTCCTTTTTTTATTTTTTTATAATGCTATATGTTAAAGCGGCTGCCGCCACTACATATGCAGCATTTCGCTGCCTTTTAATGATTGCCAGTTTTTTCTTGCAGCTCTCTGAGTAGGCTGTCAACAATTTGTTTGCTTCGTCTAATAGCTTCTCTGTCTGCTGTTTCTCGGATATCAAGCTCGTTAACTGCTGCGTTTTCCCTGTCAAGGATTCTGTTAAGTTCTTCGAGTTCTGTTCGGCTATCTCTAATTTGTTCTGTAACTTGCTTACTATCTCCGACATTTGATTGTAACGCGATAACAAGTCCCTGTAACTCTGCGATTTCTCGTTGCTGCTGCTCTCTAGCTGCGTTAATTCCTGCTGTAGCTGCTGCAAGTCGCTTGTCCATTTCGCCGCCCGCCCGGGCGTAATAGTAATAGGTTGCTCCTGCGCCCAGCACAAGCCCGGCACAGGCAGCAATAATAAGGCTAGTAATACTGCTTTTATTAAGTTCCACATATTTAACCCCCTTTTATTTTTTGGTAAATCCACCAAAATAAATACGTGATTACTATTCCAATTATACCAGTACCAAGACTTATTACCAGCCCTTTTAATCCATTTTCTAAAAACATTTTTACAACTCCACTTTGCAAATTTTGAAATACCTCGGATTTTCGCTTTCTTGTTCAGCTTTTTCGTTCCATAAATTCAATGTTTTTTGAGCTATAATAAGAATTGTTTCTAAATTTGATTCTGATGTCGTGCATTCTTCATTATTTAAGAATGTTACTTTTCTGATGATACTTGGCGGTAATGTCACGAACACAGGGAATTTAGTTTTTTCCCCAATTTCGTGGATATAAATTTCAATTCTTTTATCATTTACCATAAAAATCATAAGCAGCCTATCCTCTCTGATTTTATTTTTGTTTTTTCAATTTGTTTTTATGCTTCAAAAAAATCACGGGTGAATTTCTCGACAACTATCATAACTTTTCCGTCTTTTACGCTTTTAGCTGCTCTGCGTGCTTCTGTTGTCGTTTCGTAACAGGTACTTCTGTCTATTACGTTATTGATTGATAAATAATACTTGCATTCTACCATTCTTTGCATTTTTCATAACCCCTTTATTTTTTATTTTTCCTTACCTCTTGTCTATATTATAGCCCCCCTTTGTCTTGTTGTCAAGTATTTTTTTGAAAAAATTACAAAATAAAAAAGCAGGGCAAATACCCTGCTTTTTGACGTAAATGTTAAGTATTGTTTTTTATGGTACTACGGTTAAAACAACGTTGTTTCCTGCTGCGATAATCATTCTGCTTAATTCTTCGCCGTCGATATTCTGCATACGCAGACAGCCGTAAGTCGGTACCCAGCCTTGACGCCCTGCGAACGGATTAGGCAAGCCGCTGCCGCCGCCGTGAATATCTCTTGCTCGTGGGTCATGGGTAGTGATATAGAATGTGCCATAAGCTGCGCCATATGCGCCGTTAGTAACTTCTGCGCTTACGTTTGTATAAACGCCGTCCGGTAAGCTTCCACGGGGGTCGCCTGCTTCGTTGTAGCCCGGAACAAAATCGTCACGACATTCCCAATCACCAATAATATTATAGCTTTCATCCATTGCGAAAATGCGCTGTTTACTACGCTGAAACTGGATTTCTTTGATCATGTTTATCACTCCTTTTTACCATTTTAGCACGTTATTTCGTGGTAGGCAAAAATTTATTGACAGCATATTCAATAACCTTTTTTACTGCATTAGCAATACTGCTATATCCTAACTCTATTAGATTCTCGTTTATGCTGGATAATTCCACGACTAATATACATACTGTGATAACACCCGGCAAAAAGTCGTTTAAAATTAAATTTGTTGAAAATAATTTAATATTCGGAACTACTTGCCCAGCATAAAATGCAATGACTAAACTAGCATTGTAAACCAGCAATTTTTCTATAACCCTTGAAAGGGCGGCACTGTTTAAATAAGTCTTTTTCCATGTTTCGGCTTTAAAGCAGTAATACAAGGCTTTACGAAGTGAGATAAATTCAATAGGTATATCCGGCGTCAAATTTTCATGTATATATTTTTTGCTGATATATACGATTTTTAAAAATGTATCATAAAGCACTAATCCAAAAGCTAATATCACGACGCCCCAAAAACCTTCACCGAATGTCTTATATCCAAACGTCCATATAGCTATAGCATATGCCCATACATCAATATTCGCAAACCTGTTAATTATATATTTAAGGTTTTCATATAAATTTGTCCACATAAAATACACCCCTTGTTTTTACTATATTATATCACAGTAAAAACAAGGGGTGTTCCCTTATTTCTTTTTAAAGTAATCGTCTATGCCGTGCGCCTGTACGCTGCTTATGCTTTCATAAAAATCGGGCTTTAAACTATGTTTTTCAAGCCACTTCATAACGGCTGCTGTTAATGTTTTTTCTATTTCGGAACGGGCTTCTTCTGATATATCTTCTAGTTTTAGCCAATCAGCAGCAGCAATTCCTGCTATCTCGTCAGCTTCAATTTTTAGAATATCCAATACTGTTTCTGATTTTAAAGCTGGCGTGTACAGCTTTGCAATCCCTGTATATACTACTAGACATCCTTTGTTGTGTTCGTCGTTCATAGCCGCCTGCATTGCTTCCTCACGGCTGTTAAAATCACCCTGCCATGTTTCCCTGTCAAAAGAATAGGCGTATAGCTGTGCTGTCTTTGTGGATTGCTTTTTTGCTACCATTTCTTCACCTTTTCTACCTGAGCTACCAACGCTTTTATTTTACTTTGAGTGATGTACTCCCACCACTTCCGCTATCCCCTGCATAACGTTTAGCGCGTTTGGTAACGCTATACCGTTGCCCCACATTTTATATTCAGAACTATCGCTATGTAATTTGTTGTACCATGAGAGCATTTGTTCTTTGGAGTATTCTTTAGTGGTTTTATTGTTGATTTTTGCGTAAGTATTTCTGGCGTTTAGCCAAAAGACATATTCGTCATCTGTGAGGTTATCTTTTTTAGGAATTTCTCCCCACCAATCTGGGAAGCCTTGAAGTCTAGCACACTCTGTAGGGGTTAATCTTCGTACAATATAACGTATAGGACTAAAAGATTGCTCGGCTACAAGATTTTCACTACCGCCACCATATGTGCCGCCACTTGCTTTAAGAGTAGCTTCAATATCTTCTTGTATAAATTTATTGTAGGCTTGCTGCGGAAAACATACAGCGTGTCGGTCTATCGTATTTAGCGTATAGCATTTATCCTCACACACTCCTTTACCGTTACAGCCTGCTGTATCTGCTCGATCTATACCATTTCCTTGCAGACAGTGGACAATATAATTCCTGCTATCAGTACTAATAGTGTGGCAAGGATTTCCTGCTTGTGGATTTGTTTTGTTGAGCGGACTTGTTATATTTGCACCATCGTAAACAAGAGTTTTTTTATTAATAACGTAAGGCGCATTTCCGTGCGCTTCGGCCCTTAAAGTAGGGCTTTTACCATCAGTGCAGACGCTGATTTGCTGACCGCCTTGGTCGTCTAAAATAATTTTCTCTACGATAGCAATACCGCCTTGATTTTTCGACGGGTCAGGATACCCTGTATCTAAAGTTTTAGCGATTTCAACAGCACGGCAACCGCTATGCGGATTTTTGCTTTTCATACTATTCGAGGACAAGCTATCAAAACTATATACAGTTAAACATTTTCCCGCTCTATCGATGCCGTTTCCTTGATGGCAATATACGGCTACTGGTGCTAACACTGTCGGTGTACAATCTCCGCCGCCAGGAGTCCGCAAAGTTTGTGCAAGTCCCGGCAAAAACGATTGATTATACCTATCTACTCCGCCGATTGCTGTTCCAACGCAGTTTTGAGCATCGGCGGCAATTCCTTGCCACGGCGTTCTGCCCGCCTCAAAATACCCTCGCAGGCTTTCGCGCTTAATCGGTTACTGCTAAAGGCTCCGGGAACGTTTTCCCAAATAGCGTATCTTGGATAAACTCCATTTGTTGCTTCCCTCATTTCTTTGATAATTCTGATTGCTTCTAAGAATAAACCGCTTCTTGTTGTTTCATCATCGCCCATAT